CAGCTACGTTTGAATCAGTGGGTTAAGCAAGCGGTGCGCTGGATGCCTATGGAAAAATGGGATGCATGTGCATTTGCAGTATTTGAGGAGGCGTTGGAGGGTAGAGTTTGCTATGGAGGACTTGACCTTTCTAGCACAACGGATATTACTGCGTTTGTTTTAGTGTTCCCGCCAGAAGATGAAGACGACAAATTTGTGATGCTTCCATATTTTGGATTCTGGAGGATACCTTAGAGCTTCGTGTAAGGCGTGACCATGTTCCTTATGATGTATGGGAACGACAAGGTTTCCTTCAAACCACAGAGGGTAACGTTGTTCATTATGGTTACATTGAAAAGTTTATTGAGAGGCTTGGTGAGAAGTACAATATCAGAGAAATTGCATTTGACCGTTGGGGCGCTGTGCAGATGGTCCAGAACTTAGAAGGTATGGGATTTACGGTAGTTCCATTTGGTCAGGGCTTTAAGGATATGTCACCACCTACTAAAGAACTCATGAAGCTAACGCTGGAAGGAAAGCTAGCACATGGAGGTCATCCGGTATTGCGATGGATGATGGATAACATCTTTATTCGTACCGATCCGGCTGGAAATATTAAAGCAGACAAAGAAAAGTCCACAGAAAAAATCGACGGTGCTGTGGCAACGATTATGGGACTGGATCGTGCAATTCGTTGTGGTAACAATAACACCGCCAGCGTTTATGATGAACGCGGCATACTGTTCATATAGAAGGGAGTGTGATTCCTATGGGAATTTTAGCTGGAATATTTAAGGCAAGAGATAAGCCCACCAATGCAACAGCAGGAAGCGCTTATCGTTTTCTGTTTGGAGGCTCTACCTCAGGTAAAGCGGTAACGGAACGTTCTGCTATGCAAATGACCGCAGTATATTCCTGCGTGCGTATTTTGGCAGAAGCTGTAGCAGGCTTGCCGCTACACGTTTACCGTTATACAGATACAGGAGGTAAAGAAAAAGCTATCGACCATCCGCTGTATACCTTGCTGCATGATGAACCGAATTCTGAAATGACCTCATTTGTATTCAGGGAAATTTTGATGACGCATCTGCTTTTGTGGGGTAATGCCTATGCGCAGATTATTCGTAATGGAAAAGGTGAAGTTGTAGCCCTCTATCCCCTAATGCCAAATCGAATGGTGGTGGATAGAGATGATAGTGGTCAGCTTTATTACACCTATTACCGAGGTAATGATGAGGCGATTAAAAATAAAGATACCGCAGTAGTACTTCGAGCAAGTGACGTACTTCATATTCCAGGGCTTGGTTTTGATGGTCTTGTAGGCTATAGCCCAATTGCTATGGCTAAGAATGCCATTGGAATGGCCATTGCTTGTGAGGAATACGGTGCTAAGTTTTTTGCTAATGGTGCAACACCAGGTGGTATCTTAGAGCACCCTGGTACCATCAAGGATCCACAAAGGGTGCGTGAAAGCTGGCAGTCCACATTTGGTGGCAGCGGCA